CCAAGTTCTTTATCAAATTGTAAACGTTCTTGTTCCATTTGCATTTTTTCACCATTTTGTTTTTGAACTTGTGATGTAAGTTTTTGATTTTCTTGTTCTAATTGTTTTAATTGTTGTTGAAGTTGTTCAGCTTGTTGACTAAGTTGACTAATTTGGTCATTCTCTTTTTTCTTTTTAGTGAGAGAAGTTTTAACATCTTCTTTCATTCTAGTAAGACTTTTTGCAGTCATAAGTTCTAATAATGTTTCTGGATCTAAAAGATTTCCTTTTAATAATTCCATTCCATATTGTTTGATTGTCTCTTGTTCTTTAATTATTTCAGCACTATCAACAATATGTATATCGTGATCTGAAGCTGTATAATATTCTGGTAATGCTGTAAAAATTTTATTAAGTCTATCACCAAGAATTAATGTTCCAGAAATTCCTTTCTTATAAACAATTTTAGCTAAATTTAAAATATCAATTAATATTTCTCTTGTCATTAAATCCATGATTTGATAATATTGTTTAGTAATTAAACCTGATTGTTTTACACCAACTTGTACATTTGTTACAGCATCTCTTTGTTCTACACCACCAAGTTTTTCTCTAAAAACTCCTGTTATTAAAGAACACTCTTCTTCATTAGTTTGAATGGCTAAATTAATAGCTTGAATAGCATTAAGTTTAATTGTATCATCATACCCACCAAAAGTTGTATTAGCCATTTGCATTCCTTCTTGTGAAGAATCAATTAAAGCAATACCTGATTTTTTATAAGCTTTTCATTTCATTAATCTTTCTGTTGTATCTTGACCTAAGAATTTAGGTAAATGTGCAACATCTAATCAATCTCCTGCAGCACCAGATTCAGAAATAAGATTATCTCTATAAAAATAAAGAACATCATTTTTGTCTTGTAAATTAGCAGTTTTAAGTAATAATGAAAAAGGATCTCCATTTCTATCAGAATAAAATATACCATTAACAGTTAATGAACATGATTTTTTATCATCAATACTTCTAAATACATTTTCAGATTTACCAGTAGGAATATAAATATTAGTTCCAATTCTTACTCCTTCATATCTATTTACAATGTATTCTCCATTTTCTTTTTCTGTTTTTAACCATTCAACCTCATAAACAGGAAATACTCTAAAATATTTAGATGTGTTTCTTTCAAAAGGAAGTAACGGTGTTATTTCAAATCCACCTAAAATACCATCACTCATAGTATTACCTGTAATAGAATCATAACTTCTTAAATATGTAGTTGAAGATCCATCTACAGAATAATCTTGTAAACTATCTAATTCATCTAATTCATCTTTAGTAAGATAATCTCCATATTTAGCAAGTATTTGATCTTTAGTCATATACTCTCTAATTACAGAACGTGCTGAATTTTTTAAATAAGGTGATTCTGGATTTCTATCAATAAAAGTATTTACTGGATTTAATACTTTTAAAACTATATTTGTTTTACTTGATGATGGATATACTTTATAATATCCAGTTGCGCTAATTAATAAATCAGTTAATAATACTTTGCGTTGATTAGTAAAATCAATTGCTCGACTTTGCATTGATCAATCAACAATATTTTGTGCTGCTATTTCATAATCAGAAATAAAATTTCTATCAATTGAATCATGTAAATCATTTAATTGATTTTCTACTTCTTTATCAATAGCATTTTGTTGACCTGACGCAGTATTATATAATACATTTTTTAAATGTTTATTTAATTCTTTAACAACTTCATTGTTAATTTTAAGTTGTTTATCTCTATTTATACTTGATAACGTTTTATCATCTTTACAAGAAACTCTCGGAAGACATGGTGTTGATAAGTATTCACCTATTAACACATCAACATGTTTTCTAACTAAAGGAATAAATTCTACGGATGTAGCAGTACCTATTCCATAATTTTCTTCCAAGTGTCGAAATTGTTCCGGATCTCGTTTACCGTGATAATAGTTATAGGCTTTAATAATTTGAGTTTTTTCATAAACTAATTCATTAATAGCTCTATCAATATTATCCAATATTTCTTTTTCTTTTTCTCCTTTTATTTCTGGATACATATTATTCTTCTCTTGTGTCTGAATTTCTTGTGACTTTATAAATATCTAATCGTATATAGTTTCTTGTTCTTAATTCTGAATATATGTAATTTAAAAATTCATTATCAGAATAACATTGTATTACAATTGTAGTTGGAACCATATAACTTGGTATACCAATTGTAAATTTATAAGTAGTTGCTATATTTTCTGGTGTATGTAACAATGGTGTACCATCTTCAAGAATAATTAAATCTTGTAAAAAATAATTATTATTTAAACTACCTGTTAATCATATTCTATTTGTTTCATCATAGTTATCATCAATTCATTTTTCAACTTTCAATAAACCTTTGTATTCAGCATTATATCAACATTTAATATAATCTCTAATTTTTTCTGCTAATATTGGATCATTAATCAATTCGTTCATTTGCTTCAAATTTTCTATATGATGGGGAATCACTTCAATAACTATTTTTATGGTCTTTATCTAACCATGAATCATTTGAATTAATTCTTGCCCTTACTTCTTTTTCTTCTCTATTTTGAGGGATTGGTCCATAATGTTTATATCCTTTACTGTCTTTTCACCAACCTATGTCTTGAAACTTCTTACCTGGTTTTTCTTTTGCTTCAGGTTTCTTAATAGAAATTTCTTCATCCGCAAGTTCTGCCATTCCCATAGCAGCTATAATATCAAAATCTTTTTTAGCTTCATCGGTATAATCTAAAAGTTGATCAACCATTTCTTTAAATCCAATAGTGTGAGAATAATCCAAACAAAAATCATATACTAATTCTCGATAATGTAAAATAACTTTTGTTGTTGCTGGAGTTCCAAACATTTGACTATTACCTTTTGCTATATCAGGCATTGTTGATCGTGGACGTTTCATTAAAAGATTAAGAAATTTTCTTTCTCTAAAATATGTAATAATTGCTGTTCTAGTACTTTCTAATACTGCTTGACAGCCGTAATAAGTTAAAAGTTTTGCTGCATTATCATATGCTTCTCTAATATCTCTAGGTCTATCTTTATACATTGCAATATAACCTGGATCTGAAACACCCATAATTCTTTTTTTAATTACAATACAAAAATCAGAAAGACTCTTTGATGCCGATGAACCCCTAACTGAAGATGATTGATTTCCATCAATATCTATCGAGTCAATTCCTCCAACATATAAATTTTTATAATCAGTACCTTCTTCTGATAAAAGTGGATGTTCTAATATAAGTATTTTACCTTCTTGTGGATCTTCTCTTCACTTAACACCATCTATTCTATCAGATGTATCTTTTTTTCATACAAGATGTCCAGAATGTATTTTTGGTGTTGATTTATATATTTCAATTTGTGCAGATTGTTCTGCTAATTCTTCTCTAGGAAAAAGATTATCAGCATGTTGAATAAGTGCTTCTTCTATTGTAAAACAATATTCAGATTTAAACTCTAATAAATCTTTTGGAGTATCTGCAAGTTTTATTCTTTCTTGTTCATATCAAATTCTAGCTTTTTCTAAATTACATCATCCTCGTTTATCAACTAAATCATAAACGATTCTATATGCTGGAATAAATAAACCACTTAATATGTATTTATCATTTTGTGTATAATTATGACGAACTGGTAATATATTATATGCGGTAGGATTATTAGTCATTCTTTTAAGTCCTTCCATAGAACTAGCTTTAGATGATCCACCTGTACCAAATGCAATTTTTCTACCAACTCGTTTACCTCCAAGTACTGTTATAAGAGCTGTTCCTTTTACTCATTTTTTCATCAATGCTGGATCAGCACCTGCTTCTTCATATACAAGAATCTGCGTTCTATCACCTCTTAATTTATCAGGTTCATCACACACAAGTCCTTCAACTTCTGATTTATGACTATCTGGTGCTTCACCACCACTTGTATCTTTTTTAGATGCACGTTTATGAGTTTTGGTATTAGCTACCATTCTAACTCTTTTTAAAGCTCCTTCAGTATTTTCATTTAATCAATCCATTTGAATCCATATCTTATCAAGAGTAGGTTTCAAATGTTTTTCTGAAAACGTAGAAACTACCGATCTAAAGTTAGGAATTGTTGTATATGGTCTAGTTATAAAACTAGATGCCATTTCTGAGAATCCGATACCACGACTTTTGAGTACTGATGTATCTTTCTTTAGAATTTCACATATTTTCAAATAATGAAAATACTCATATTGAAATACTAAAAATTCTGGAAACCCATAAGATTGATTTATAGTATCTGCATCAGATGATTTTAGATTATAAAAATTAATAAAGAAATAATTATCTCCAGTTATATAATAACCGTTTACTTCATAACCTTCATTACATCTACGAATTCTTTCTTTCCATCAATCTCTGTGAGTCTTTGATCCTATTGGAATTGTTACAGGACTATATCGTCCTGTCTTCAATTTGTTTATTGCATCTTCTCTAAATCAATCAGGTTTAAAATCTAATCCTTGTGTATCATTAATAGGTCTATAACCAGTTAACTCATATGATGCGTAACTATCAAAATATTCAATTTCTGTTTCTATTGGGAAATCCCATTTAATACTTTCCATAATCATTAATCAAATAGTCCAATTTCCACATTACCTCTAACATTATTCTCAATTTCAAGACCTTTCTGAACTTGTATTTTTAATTCACGTAAGGTTGATATTAAATCTTTACATCCTTTTATTTCAGCAATTATATCTTTTGTTTTAAAAATAGGCTTGCCTGTAACAGGATCTCTTTCTTGCATATCAACATTCTCTAAATAATATGCAACTTTATCAACAGCACTCATAGCTGATTTTAAAATTTTTATATCTTGTGATGAATCTTGAATTTCGTTATATTTTATACATGCTTCTCTAAAAACTGGATCATCAAATTCTATATCCGATAATCCAGAATCTTTTAGAGCTTCTTTATGTCTGTCTTGTTCAGCATACTGAAAATAAGGACTTTCCCAATCAAAGAATAAATATATATATTTAAATTCTTTAAATGCTTTTCCTCGTTTTTTACCAGTTTTATCTGATGTACTTTTATTTCTATCTTCACTCATTAGCGATTCAAATTCTCTTACAAGAACTATTGAAGGATCTTCAAGTGATACATTACCATTTACATTATCATATACAAAAAATTTCATATTCTTATTTTTTAATTTTTAATTTAGCTTTTCCTATTCTATTATTCTTTTCAGAAATTACTTTTTGCATTTGTGTTGGATTAGGATTAGCAAGTTTCGCATTTCGCATTTCATCTTTTTTAAGTGTTACTTTAGATAGTCTCCACCTTTTGCTTTTTTAAGACTAACTAATGGTTTAATTACATGATTAGTAACAGGAAGAACATTTTTTGTTTTACCACCGTCTTGAGCTTTTTTGATTCTATCTTTAACTTTACCGCCACATTTAGCAACGCCAACTTGAGAACTTGCACTTGTAGAATCTCCACCAGCTTGTTTCTTTGAAATTAATCCACCTTTTTTATAAAATGCTTGTGCTGCTGTACCTGTTATTTGAGAAGATTCTGGAATATCTGGAAGATTAGCATTATTTTTAATTTGAGCCATTACTTCTTTATTAATTTCATATTTCTCCCAAGCTTCTTGTGTTTTTTTACCTCATATTCCATCTACAGCTTTTCTACCTTTCCCAGCTTTTGGATCTAATAATCCTGCTTTTACTAAGATTGCTTGTTTAGCTCTTACGGCGGAATCTGTATCTCTAACCGATTGTATAGATGGATCAACTACGTTTGATTGTTGAGTAGTTTGTCTTGAAGTAGTTGAAGTAGTTGCTCCTACTCTATTTTTAACTTTAGGTTTAACATTTGTTGAAGTTGCTGGATTAGATCCAGTTTTAGCAGGTGGAGTATTATTTCCTTTTTGATTTTTTAAAGTACTTTGAAAGTCTATTCTACTTGTACGTCCAACGTTATTTTTTATAATTGTAGAATATGATTTATGTCCTGTTGCTCCAGGAGAATCAAATGAATTTGACGTTTCAATAGTCCTAAATTTAGCTCCAGGAATTGCAGTAGCATCAGTTATATGTTGTTTAATTTGCGCTCCAATTGGAAATGCGTTTTTATATGTTTTTAATCCAGGTTTAAAATTACCATAACCGTGATCTGATACATATTTTTGTTTATCATCATTATTATCATTATTATTATCATTATTATAAGCTGAATATAAAGCTCCTAATCCAGCCATTGCAGGAGCAGTAAATGGTGTTCCTAGTGCTAATGCTTCCATACCTGCTAATGCTAATGTACCTGTTCAAGGATTAGACATAATTTTTCTTCCTAATCCAGCTTTTAATATATTACCACCTTGTTCAAATGATTGAGTATCATGAACTTTACCACAGCAATTACATGAATCAACTAATTGTCCACCTTTTGCTTTTTTAGTAACGACAGCACAACCACATTCACATTTCTTTTTCTTACCACCATGTTTCATTACTTCAGTTCTAGCGTAAGATTTAGTAGTTCCTTTTTCAAAAGCAATTCCTTTACTAGCTGCTTTTAATTGTTTTAATTTAGCTCCTTTTTGAGCATAAGCTATGTCTTGATTTTCATTTGAATTTGATTCAGAAGAGTATTCTTTTTCTAAATTATCTCATTCCTCATCTGTTAATTGTGAAGCAGCATCAGTAATCTGATTCATATCATTTTGATTTTCTTGAATCAAACTAGACCATTCATCTATTGAACTTGTGTTTCCATATTTTTCTGGATCTAGTTGTTGTGAATACATATAAGCAAAATATGGAAACAACTGTTGTTTTTTTTCGTCTGTCATTTTAATTGTTATAATTTAATTAGGTCTTTAGTATTTCAAATACTCTCTTGTAATTCTCCTGTTGTTGTAAATCATTTACATAGGATTCCTTGAAAAAAATCATTTTTCATTTCGTTAACTCTGATAGTTTTTGTTACTTTGCGAACTACTATCATTGTTGGCTTGTTTGGTAATTCTTGTCTTAGAGTAACAACGTCTCCGGGCAAGTAAAATTGTTTTGTATCATTAATCATATAGATATCTTTTTTAATTCATTTTAAATCGTTCTTTTAAACTCTCATTCAACACGCATAAAATTTGAGGTTCTGTTGTAAGTTTATAACCTAATGACATAAAAGGTAGTGGAAATACAGTATTAGGTAAATAATAAACATCATCACCTGCTTTTAAATACTTACATGTTGGACCAATTTCTATTACTTTGGCACACCCTACTAATTCTTTCATTTTATCTTTTTCTCCTGAATCAGGATTTAAAAATTCACCGTTATAATCTACTATAATACTTCCTTGTAAAGTCTTTTTATAAGGATTTACAGGATAAGGTAATAGAATTACTTTGTCACCTAAAGGTAACATTTCTAATTTTTCAAGTTTACTATTAAGTTCTTCTTGTTTTTGTTTTTCTAATTCTAATAATAAAGCTCTTCCTTCTGCTGCTTCTTTTTCATCTCTTGCTTTTTCAAATTCTTTTTCTAAAGCATTTTCTGGTAAAATTAATCCTTTATAATTATCTTTTTTACCACCCATGAAGTATATACCTCT